GTGTTAGACCAGCATGGGCAGCTAAACCGTTCATCTATGGATGCTAAAATGTTTGAAAAGGCACCAGGCGGCCAAGGTGATAATGCAGTTGATATAATTACATGGGATGCTTCACTTGGTGCCTCATTCCAGCAGATAGACACCATGATTGACCAGGTATTTTTTACCTCCAGACTTTCAAACGCTATAACAGGCCGTAGCAAAGGCGGCACTGATGCAAGCGGGCGTTCTCTTAAATGGCAGAGTGTTTCTACAATAGCTATGATGAACAGGAAAAAACGTTATGCTGGTGACTTCCTTAAAACATTTGTAAACCAGTGGTCAAAGCTGCAAGAAAACGAAATTGAAAAGAAACTGATAGCTATTGAATACCAAGACGGTTTACCAATAGACGAAACTGAAACAACAGAAAATATTATTGCGCAAGTTAACGCGGGGCTAATGTCCAGGGATACTGCTATTAAAAAGCTTCAAGAATTAGACGACGATCAAGCACGTGAAGAGTTAGCAAAGATAGAAGCAGATCAGCAATTCCAAACTGAGCAAGCTATTCAACAAACAACACCTATAACAGTGTAGGGAATTAAATGGCAAAAATAGCCGATATTCTTTTTACTACAGAAACCACTTCAAGTCAAAAAGCTAAATTTGTATTAGCCATGAGAATGTGGAGATCTAAAATATTAAATGGCCACATTGAGAAAGCATCACTATCACAACAAAAGAAATTTGTTAATAAGTGGTTAGCAGAAATGGAAAACATATTCAGAGAGAACAGCGCGAAAATTAACACATTGGCAGCGTATAAAGGTGTATTAGCAGTCGGAACAATGAGCATAGATGAATTCCTTGATTTATACCGCGCACAGATCACCTCTCTTACTAGCCAAGATTTGGCATGGGCAAGACTACAGCGCAACTTTTTAGGTAAAAGGATGGCTAATAAAACAGTTAAAAAGTTTTATGATGATTGGAGTGAGTTCCTTTTAGATGCAAGGGCAAGGGGATTAACAAGATCTGAGCAAGTAAAATTATATATGAACACTACAGCTTTAAAAGAAACGACTTTAATAGATAGAGCGGGCAGATTTTGGAAACCTGATAACTACGCGGTTATGTATTCTAATACCAGGGATAGCCAGTTACGAGATGAATTTTTTCAAGATCAAACTATAAAATTAGGTAGAGATATAATCCAAGTGTCAGATCATGGAACTGATACACCAATATGCAAATTATTTGAAGGCAAGTTTTACTCTTTAACGGGGGCGACTAGTGGTTTGCCGATTTTGCCACAGCGTCCCCCTTTTCATCCTAATTGTAAACACGTATTAGTCAGGCGCGCAAAAGTGTCTAAAAAAGAAATGAAACAGCAAAACTTTTTTAAAAATAAAGATATAAAGAGCGAAAAAGCAGATTGGACAGATAGCCAAAAAAAAACGGTAGCAAAACAAACAGCCTGGAATAAAGAGAACAGGCCACCAAAAGGACAGGTTTAAACGTATGGTTACAAGTAGTAAACATACTACAAAGTATGGCGAGACTTTGTGTAAACAAATTTTTGATAATTTAAAAAGATTATTAAGGAGTCATTCAAATGGATGAAAATCAAAATACACAAAATGCAGAAACTAAAGAAGAGCCGAGATTATTCACTCAGGCCGAAAAGGACCGAGAAATAGCGACTTTAATCAACCGAGAACGGGATAAGTTCAAAGGCTATGAAGATATTAAGAAAAACTATGATAGTCTAATAGCAGAAAAGAAAGAGCGCGAAATGTCAGAGAAAACAGAAGTTGAAAAACTTCAATCTCAACTGGCTGAAGTTAATAACCAACTAGTTACAGCAAGGGGCGAAATTTCAGAGTTTTCAAAAGAGAAAATTAAAATTACTGTTTTGGATAATGAGAAATACCGCAAACTGCCAAGAGCTTATAAAAATATGGTTGATGCTTCAGAAGACATGGAAACGGTACAAGCTTCGGCAGAGAAAATACTTGAAGAGTATAACCAGGACATGGGTGGTAAAATTAGTACTACTTTTGGAATACCCAAAAAAGCAGAAAATAATATTACAACCCCTAAAGCGGAAAATACTATTGTAAAATCGGCTAATGATATAGCAACGGCATTACGTGAAAAAATAGCTAATGCAACAAGGAGATAAATAACATGGCTAATAATTTTGTAGATGTAGCAACGCAAGCAGCAATTATTGCAACAGCGTTTGACGGGATGTCAGTTAAGGCATTGCGTCCTAATTATGTTTTTGACAATTTGTCACAAGAAAAAAGATGGATGATTTCAAGCATGCCCAACAAAGGCGATGCTTTGCAATTCACTCGTTTAAGTGCTTTAAGTGCTAATACAGGCGCACTTGATGTAACTAGTACTACTTTAGGTAGTCAAAAAAATAGTTACGTTCGTGTTTCTGTAACTATGGACGCTTATGGTGATCACTCAACATTAGATACTTTTGAACTCGGAAACGAGTCATTTGTTGACGCTGTTGGTGATATGGCTTTCTTGATTCAAGATCAAGGGATGAATAGTGTTAACCTTTTAGCACGTGATGCCATTGACAAAAACCAATATAGTAACACCGTTTCCGGTACATTATCCAGCACATACCACTATTATGCATCAAATGCAACTGCAAGCTCTATGGGTCCACTGAGAGCAATTGACGTTCGTAAAGTGGTTGCGGATCTTAAAGGTGACAATGTACCAACTTTTGAGGATGGTTTTTACATTGGCGTAATTGATCCTAACGTAGCCACTCAACTTAGAGCTGAAACTGGAAACGCCTCTTGGGGTGCCGCAGTTCTGGCGGGTGATCAAAGCGTTCAAAGACGTTTTAGAGGTGACCTCGGTACGTTTGAAGGTGTTAGGTTTATTTCTAGCACTGAAGTGCGTAAGCAAGGGACTGGCACTGTTTCTACCTATTTCTTAGGTGTTGACGGTGTTGGTAAAGCTATTGGTCGAGACCTTCAAGTTTCTGCTAAGCCAACTCTTGATGGCCCACATAGCAACCTTTTAACTTTACGTTGGAATGCCTTACTTGGTTATGGCATTGTAAGACGTGAAGCGATCAGGATTGTTTCTAGTACACAAACACAAAAATAATTATGTTGTAAGTGGTGGGGGTTTCGGCCCCCGCCTTTTAAAGGAGTAATATGAAATTATCAGTTTGCTATATTCTTAAAAATGAGGGAGCGACCATTTACAAGAGTTTAGACAGTGTGAAAACTTTTGTAGATGAATACGTAATCGGCATTGATGAGGGTACAACGGACAACACGAGAGACGAAGTTAAAAAGTTTTTCGATGTAAACAAAGAAATTAAAAAAGAAATATACAGTTATAAATGGAATGATTCCTTTGCAGAAGCGCGAAATATAGGAATGGACAAAGCAACAGGAACACACATTCTAATTATGGATGGGCATGAGTATATCCCTGAAAAGTGGTTTAATATTACAGAAAATCAGGAAATATTAGTCCATAAAATAATGTCACAAATAAAAAAGAGAATAGAGGAAGACGGAGCGCACGAAGCTTTTTTCTACCTTTATCAGCAACCATTTGTAGGCCAAATACCAAACAATTATTTTTTACAACCCAGAATATATTTAAATGATGTAGGCAAAGACGGTAAAAATATGATACGTTTCGGGAGGGCAGCGCATAACGTTATAAGAAACACCGACCCTGAAAAGTCAATACAAATGCCGCAAGTTATGCTAATTCATGACGCTCCAAAAGAGAACAGAACAGAGCGCGCACAACAAAGAGCCGTGATGAATATTGAACAGCTCAAAAATGACATTAAAATAAATAAAAAAGATACGCGGGCATTTTTCTATTTAGGTAACACTTATATGGAGATAAGTGAACACCAAAAAGCCATTGAAGCATTTAAGAAATATTTAAAATTTCAAGATAAAAATACCAGTGAGAAATACCAAGTTTATTTCCATATGGCTTTAGAGCATAGGCAATTAAAACAAGATAAAGAAGCTTTAGATTGTCTGCATAATGCTATTAGAATACAGCCAAAAAGGCGCGACGCTTATTTATTAGCGGGTGATATATACGCAGAAAAAGAAGATCACGAAACCGCGCTACATTTCTTTAATTCAGCATTACTATTAAAACCGGAACTATCTAGGATGTTTAGCAATGGTGCTGCACATACTTGGATGCCATACCAAAGATGCGCTTACAGTTACGCAGAGTTAGGGAATAAGGAAAAAGCAGCCTCTTATCTTAAAAGGGCATTAAGATATGTCCAATGTAAAGATTGGAGTGATTTACTGGATGAATGGTCAGGTAAAAAGAAAAACATATATATTATTGATAAAATCGGGTCATTTACAAAAGATTTTATTAAGCATTTAAGTAAAAAATATAATGTGAATATGTCAAAAAGGTATGACCGGTATTTGGCAGAATGGGCGGATCATATCTGGCAAGAGTGGGGAGATGAAAATTTAACACAAAATATACTCCCTGAAAAAACTACTGTTAGAATACACGGCTATGAGGCTTATACAAATATGCACTTCCTTTCTAAAATTGAATGGGAAAAATTCAAAAACGTAGTGTTTGTAGCTGAACATATAAGGGATAAGTTTAATCAACCGTCATTAAATGGGCAAGTTAAAATTATTCAAAATGGCATTGACATAGGCAAATTTTACATCAAAAACAAAGAACGACCTGAGAAAAGTATCGGTTATGCTGGACTAATGAACACGAAAAAAAACCCAATGAGGTTGGCTAAAATAATAAAAGACAACCGAAATTGTAAATTTCATCTTAGAGTAACATGGCAAGATCCATTCTTAAAAGAGGCGTTTGAATATGAGACTAAAGATTGTGACAACATTATTTACCACGGTTATTATGAAGACTTAAACGACTTCTGGAACCAGGTAAAATATGTTATTTCAACAAGCGACATAGAGAGTTTTAGTTTTAACATCGGTGAAGCAATGGCAGCTGGATGCCATCCTTTAATATATCCCTGGATGGGAGCAGCTAAGATATGGCCTGAGGATAGTTTTATAAAAACAACCAAACTAGATTTAAGAATAAAAAGATCTATGATGGAAGAGCGCAGATATATAGAAGCAAACTACCCAATGAGAGGGAGTTTATTAGAAATGGAAAAGGTACTTATAGGAGCCGAGTTATGATGTATACAAAAGAGCATTATAATGAGTTTTGGGGGGATATTATAAGACAACTTCCCAAGGGCGGATCTTATAGGTTTGATATGAGGGCCGAAGGTTACCAAAAGATTATGGATTTAATCCCTGAAGGGTCAAAAGTATTTGATTATGCTTGCGGCCTTGCTATGGTATCTATTAAGCTTGCCAAAGAGAAAAAATGTGTAGTAGCTGGGTGCGACTTTTCAGATGTGGCCGTAAAATTTGCCAAGGAAAAGAGTGGAGGTGACTTCAGGACTACTGATAAAGTTTTTGGCGGCCCTTATGATTATATTATTTTAAGTCATTACTTAGAGCATGTAAAAGATCCAGCGGAAATGTTAAGAGTTATGTTTAAAAAGGCTAAAAATATAATTGTTTCACTTCCAAATAATTTTCGCAGAGTAGGCGAACACGTTAACATGCAATGGGGAGACTGGGACGAATTCAAGTTTTTATTTAAAGAGTTTAGTTATGAACGGGTGGACAACGGGTACAGTACAAAAACACACCATGCTTGGCATCGCCCAATATTTTTATTTAAAGGAGATCATATGCATCCAATATTTAGAGAAGAAAAACCAAAAAAAGAAGTTAAAAAGACAGTAAAAAAAGTTAAAAAAACAGCTAAAAAAACACCTAAAAAGGTTGAAGTAAAAGCTAATAATGATAAAATAAGCGAATGAAAGTAAGCATAATAATCATCAATTACAACGATAAAGAGCGGGTATGCCGTGCTATTGATAGTGCATTAAATCAGACTTGGCAAGATAAAGAGGTTATTTTAGTCGATGATGGTAGTGATGCGGAAACAAGGGCATTATACAAAAAGTATGATAGCCAAAACTTCAAACTAGTACAATTAGAGCGCGCAGATTTAAACGCCAGGACCCCGAGCAGAGCAAGAAACGAAGGGTTTAAAATTGCTAAAGGTGAGTATATATGCTTTTTAGATTCAGATAATTATTTTGATAAGAATTTTGTAGAGGAGTTAATTAAACCAGGCGTTGACGTTTCTTTTTGTGATTGGCAAATCGTAGGAAAAGACAATTACAATGTGGAAATTAATAAGGTTTGGCAGTTTGATTTAGATATACTACAAAATTATCTTATGTATACTCATTTAGACCACCAGTGTTTATTAATTAAAAGATCTCTTTTAGAGAGGTTAAACAAAAACAAATTACCGTATGATATAAGGTTACCACGCTCCCAAGATTGCGATGTAATAGTTGGGCTTATGATGCTAACCAAAGACTGGAAACACGTCGATAAAAGCTTGTTTGTGTTTGAAAAGCACGAAGAGGATCAAATGAAACAGCTTGCAAGTATACACGGTAAAACGTTATGGAGTCTAAAAAGAGGGCTTAACATTCAATGGTTATCTAATATGATAGGGCGAGATCCTAAACTTATGCTTTGCTTTTATAAAGCGATAGATGATTTTATTAATAGTGAAGCATGGGCAATAGATTACAAAGAAAGTGAATTTAAGTTATTATTAGATCAAACTTTATCTGTAATAAGTAAAGAGAGGAAGGAAAAATGTCAAACTTCAGAGTCTTTGACAGTGTAACAAACCTTGTTTTAAATGAGGGTGCGTTAACCTTAAATGCAACAGGGGCGTTTATACCCTGGACTGTAGGAGGTGCAAATACTAACGCTTTTGTTACCTCTAATGGGGAGTGGGTTATAGAGCAAAACGGAACACCTGATCACAGGTTAAAAATAAACGGAGCAGAAACAGGTATATTTTTGACTAGTGATAGCAAGATATGTGTTTCAAATGATGGCACTTTTGCCCGCAACGCTAAGATTAAAGGGATGGAATCAGGCATCCCCATAGATACAAATAATCGTTTAATACTTGGTGAGGTTGGACCATTTACACAAAAGGTAAAAATAGGTGGAGCAGAAACCGGAGCAGCTAAGACTACAAATGCAATGAAAGCAGTGGGATTATTTAAGACAAATGTCCTTAATGAAGACAGTGCTAATTTAGTGCGCTATTGGCGTTTAAACGAAACATCAGGCAACACCGCGGCTGATTTATCAAGTAATGCTGAAAACGTCGCATATGATGGGCCTACTATTGGAGCAGCTAGAGCATACGATCCTAATGAACTAGCCCCAAGCTTTGACGGCTCAAATGATAGCCTTGATATTATAAGAAATTTAAGTACGGACTATAGTAATAGAAATATAGGGAGCATGCTAATCGCTTTTTATATTAGTGAAGCAGACGCAGTAAGTGGCTCGTATAGACATACAACCGTATTTAGGGACAGTGTTAATAATTCATCAGTAAACTTTATGCGTTGGGGTGGTGTAGCTTATGAAATGAGAGCGCAAGCGATAATGCAAGGTAGTTTTAAAACAATTAGCTTTGATCTTACTGGGAAAACTGATAGATGGCATATTGCTTTATTAACTTGGGATACCTCTGGTAATTTTAATGCTTATTTAAATGGAGTGGCGGGGACACCTTCAGCTTTTACTCAAGTTTGGGGTGCTGGTGCCATAACCCATGCAAGGATAGGCCGTAGGCCTGAGTCAGCTAGTCAATACTGGAGTGGAAACCTTGCGGAAATAGCAATATGGAAAAGCGAATTAACAGCAACCGCAGCGGGGAAGCTATATATACCAGGTAGGAGCGCATAAATGGATAAAATGATAAGGCGCGGTGATTGTAAAAATTGCCCAAACGAAAAAATTTATTTTATTATGACACGCTCCACAGCCATAGATGTAAGCCTAAAAGACAAAATAAAAAAATGGGATGGCAGAGTAAAAAACCATCCCCAATGTAAAGCGTCTATTTTGCCTTTACCTAATAAGCGTATATTAGGGGAGATATGCAGACCACAAAAATTAAAGCTTACCGATATTAATATTTCTTATACTGATATGAAGTTTTTTAATGAGGATAGCATAAACAGGTTTAAAGAGAAAAACCCTAAAGTATTTGGGGAATAACATGGCAGATGACAAACTGCATGGCCCAGGGCCACGTGGTTACTGATTAGGAGTTATTATGGCAATTAATATAAGTATAGGGACACCAACAGCTAATAGTTATGTAAGTGTAGCAAGTGCAAACACTTATTTTAGAGAGAATGAAACAGGATTAAGGTGGGATTCTATAGCATCAAGTGGTACACTAACCAGCACAGCAAGGAAAGAAAATCTACTAAAACAATCTACCAGAGAAATAGACAACACTTACAGATACCACGAAGGAAAATACAACAAAGGCGACAGGGGCCAAGACACATACCAGGCTTTAGAGTTCCCGAGGGATTCAAATGTTGATTCTACAGGGGCGGTTTACATACCGGATGAAGTAAAAGATGCATGCTTAGAGCAAGTAAATTGGATTATGCAAAGAGGCCAACAGCGGACAAACCAAAACGGAACAATCATTGATCCTCCTTTCTTCGGTTCAGTGGCTTATAATTACCTGAGGGGCTGGATTAATAGAGGTATAAAAGCCGTCGGATCTTATAGTTGGCAGAAGGGGTTATAATTGCCTAAAAAAGAAACGCTTGGTCAGTTTGTAAAAAATTGGAATAAATTTCCAACTAAACTTAAAAGCAGAATTGCAGAAAATTGGCAAGATTACACCGATGAAGTTTTTGCAGAAAGTCAAAATAAAGTACCTATATTAAGCGGGCAATTACAAAGATCTGGGACTATAAAAGAGGCCAGGGTTACCAGACAAGGTGTAGAGTCTTTAATAGTGTATAACATGCCTTATGCTAATTATATCCATAACGGACTTACTAAAAAAGGGGCGGTTATTAATTTAACAGAGAAAGGGGAAACAGTAAGGACTTCAGCTGGTACATTTACAAAGGCAAGGAAAGGGGAATTTTTATTTTTAGAAAACCCAGCAAAGGAACTCAGGAGAGAAGCTATAAAAGATATTTCCGATTCCATAAGTAAAACATTTAATGAATTATGAGCAGTTTAGAAAAAGTAAAAAATTTAATTAATAATAGATTCAGCGATGGCAGAAACAAAATGCCCGCTAGTATCAACCCAAACATGGACGAATTCCCCATGAATGGAATTACATTATATTATCAAGATGAAACACTAGACAATAATATTTTGGCTTTGGGGAAAAAAACTCAAATAGGGTTATATTCTCAAGGAATTCAGATTGCCGTATGGCATGATCAATACGAAAAGTCGCGAGATGTGGCCTTTCAAGTATTGGAATATATAAACGCGAATTTTCCCACAGGTATTGTATTAATTCCGTTAGGGTCGCCAACCTACGCAGGGATTAACCAAGCCAGGGGACAGCATGTTTATACCATCATATATGATATGAAAGGAGATAAATAACATGGCACTTTTAAACAATTTAGGGGAGATCACTTCTAACTTCTTACTAAATGACTTCAACGTTTATGTTATGAATACAACCGCCACTGGTGGCTATAAATCCACAGAGTGGGCCTTGTTAGGCTTTACGGATGTTGAAAAAAACGTAAATAGAGTTCAAGAAAAGTATGAAAAGGAAGGGAAGATCCCCAGGGTAATTCAGTACACTAAAACTATTAGAAAAGGTTTAGAACTTGGGTTTGCCCTGTCAAATTTTAACACGGGTTACGCAGCAGAATTGCAACAAGGCACAAAGCTGTCATTAGGCGGCACAGGCACAAGAGTACAAAGCGGAACCCAGGAAGCAACCAAAGTCTATAGAGCATATTTATTTACAGCGGATCTTGATGATGGGAGTAGCTATAATATAGTAATTCCTAAAACAGACGCTCAATTAAATGGTGAACAAACTATAGGTGGTGAAGAAGAAACAAGATGGCCGATTTTGGCTAAAGCGGTTTATAATCCGAGTACTTCAGCGACTAAAAACCTCTATTTTGAGGATTGGTTAGCAAGCGGTGTAAACGCAACAAGTATAATCCCTCCAGGGTTTTAACTATAACGGGGGGTTTAAAAACTCCCCTTTTTTATTATGGATATAAACAAAATTAAAAAACAAGTTATTATAGACGATGGCCACATCCTATTACAGAAACCTATTGAATTATTAATGTACGGGAGAACCGTTAAAATACAGCCTATTAATTGGTTCTATGATTGGCGCGATTTCAGTTATTGTTTAGGTGTGTTTTTACAATACTATTATGTTATTTGTAGTAATTCAAAACTACCCGAAAAACTTAGCGAATTAAAAGAGTTTAAAGAAAACGTTAGAACGGCAATAACAAATAAAAAAGCGTTTAAAATGCTTATGCGTATTTGTAAGTATAGCGGGTTTAAACTCAGGTGGATGAAAAAGAAATTCACATTAGATGACTGGGTAGAGGTTTTCCTCTACGTTTTTTTTTTCAACATTCAAGCTACGAAAAAAAGCTTGTACGACGCGTTAAAAGCGACTGGCAAAGCCCAGTTAGTTTGAGTAATAGCATGGGTGATACTTATATATGGTTAAAAAAAGAATTAAACTTTACAGATGATGAAATTAAAACAATGAGTGTGCCTAAACTAAATATGTTATTACAACGGAATAATGAGCCAGTTTATAAACGTGAAATAGACGACAAATTGAGGAGTCAAAATGGCGGACGACGTTAAAGAGCTTTTAGTTAAACTTAGCCTTGACAATGCGCAGCTTATCAGGGCTAATAAAAAGATGCGCGATGAATTAGGCGAAAGTGAAAAGAAAACAAACTCATTAAAAAATGCAATGGGTAAATTGCGAGGATCTTTTAAATTAGTAGCGGGCATTGCGACTGGTTTGGTCGCGGTTGCACTTGGTAAAGCAACAAAAAAGGCTATTGATTTTGAAGAGTCAGTAAACAAATTTAATGTCACTTTTAAAGGTGTTAGCAAGGAAGCTGATGCACTTAGAAAAAACTTAGTTAAAAACTTTGCTTTATCATCTCAGGAAGCTACAGAATTACTTTCTAATACAGGTGACCTTTTAAGCGGGTTTGGTATTACAGGGGAAGCAGCTATTAAACTTGCGGGGGAAACAAATACTTTAGCTGCAGATCTTGCTTCATTTGCTAATGTTCCAGTTACGCAAGCGTCAGAGGCAATAACTAAGGGTTTACTAGGCGAACGGGAAGCAATGAAAAATTTAGGCATTGCGATAAACGAGGCGGATGTCCAATCGAGGTTATTAGCCAAAGGCCAGGACAATTTAACAGGTCAGGCACTAAAAGCAGCAAAAGCAGAAGCAACACTAGAATTAGCATATGAACAGAGTACAAATGCGGTAGGTGATTTTGAGAGGAGCCAAGACTCAACAGCAAACACAATTAAAAAAGTAAGGGCTATAGCAGCAGATCTACAGGTTGCCGTAGGTAGCGAATTGGTAACAGCATTAAAACCAACAATAACAGAATTTTCTAATCTTATACAGTCTGAGGAAGGCATGCAAGCTATAAAAAATGCGGTTAGTGGTATTGTTACGGGGTTTTTAGTATTAAAAAGTGTTGTTGCTACAGTATTTAATTCTATTCAAA